CAATAAGCGTGCGCAGGGATCATCGAGATGCTGGTTTAACCACCAGCCAGTTTGGCTTCTGAGAGGTCAGCCTCTTTTGAGCCACAGTTGCTTGTTGGGGGTCTGCCCCCTTCAAGCAAGTTATTGGTTTTGTAATTAACTTTACCTTTTATGCAAGTACGACGGAATTAAACTAACCGTCACAGTCCTACAGAAGGACATTAAATATATCTACCAAAACTTTGTGAAGAAACCAGAGATAATGCTATAAATATAAGTCTGGTTCAATGTGTATTATTATTGTCGGTCTGTAGCCGACCCTATTTGTTATATGTTATCACGAAGCGATTCCTTTTGAGGAATTGTACTACTCACATGCACCTAATGAGAGTTAAAGCTGTAATCAACAGCGAATCCGCGATCGCCAATCGCCGATTGTCTATCCTAGGCAAAACTCATAGAATTATGAGCCTTTACATAGGAAATAATCCGTTACATGGGTACTACGAAAAGTATCAAATGCTAAGCTTGGCTAACATTTACGCGACAGCTATCCGTAGCAGAAGCATGATCGAGAGAGACGATCACCGGGTGTTCTTTACACTCTAATCAGATAGATTAATTGTGAACTTAGTCCCTACGCGGCCTTATAATGAGGTTGGGACTTCTCTGGAGATGGAATCCAGGGAGTACGAGCACGGTATGGAGCAGTGTTTATATAGACCAATTATGTTCTGTGCAGAGTTTCAGGACCAGATGATAAAAGGTTACCGGAGGTGGCGTTCAGACGACCTCTAGGCTTTGTCATTCCCGCCCGATTATCAATTCCGAAGGCTTGAGGAAGATATTTTGGGTTAAGTATTAGCTCACATGTGAGCTAGTCTGAAGACCTGGCGCTGGGGCAGATGGGTTAATAGCCCCCCCAGCATCAATACAGCAATGAAGTTACTAATAGCGTAAACTTTTCCCGTCACGGCAATCCAAATGCCGCCCGTTATTTGAACATGACTAGGAAATCACCTAGGAAAAGCGTGAAGAAGCTACTCTCGCGCTCTGAGGAGCCACCCTGCAGCATTGTGCTGTTTTGGCTCTTTAGTTTGGTAATGCAATATCTGGAATTAGTCGACACAAGTATGACGTGGATTCGTATCTTTTCAAAGTACGTGTTCTTCTTCTGCGTATTCATCGACTGTTCCTTCTTGATTCGTTCTTGGTTTAGACGAGCAACGCGACCTGTTTTGACCCCGCAGATGGGGTATTCTCAAATGGATCCCTATTTAAAGGAAGCCATTCAGGTCTGGTGTTTGTTTGAATCGTTGAGAGATGCTAGGACTAAGCGTGGTATGATAGCCGCTATAGTTCAATATATGCAGTCTCATGTGAAAGAATCATTGCCCCTGTATTTATATAGGCAAATGCTTAAGATCGAAAGTATTACAGACTGGTCTGGGCAAGAGGGGCATTCTCAAATAGAAGCCATGTTAGAAGAGGCTTTTGGTCCTGAGGCACTACGCGAGACAGATGATGGTCTCGAGATATTAGATGCTCAGGATGGAGAAGAGAGTGCAGTACCGTGGTATCAAACTATGGATGCTGCATTTTCAAATTGGAAAGAATTTCGTAATTCGACCATTGCAAAGCGATTTACACACCTGATAAACATTATTGTTTCTGCGGGAATGTGTTCGACTGCTGACCTAACCTTTAAAATGGGGAATGTGTCTTTGTTCAGTCCAATCGTTGTCAAGAAACAGCTAGACGCTGGAGATGTTTTTGAAGCGTTCTATGAAGCTGTAGCCGGATTTATGAAAGGAGGATGGCGAGTTTTTCAAACTGGTGACGTGTCTGCCTTCTTTATGGAGGATGATAAGGTCACAGAGTTTGATCGTATGTATAATGAGCTGTGTGGATTTCATGGGTATGCCATAGCTGGCAATCTGTTAGAGTACACAGAGATCGATGACAACGAATATGAAACTCGTCTCGGCAAAGCTCTTGAGTTTGGTGATAACCTACTTAAAACTATTAAACGCAGCCAAACTTTTGAAAGGAAATATATTTCTGACAGAATGGATAAACTGCGCAACAATGAAATTGAGTTTACTCAGCTGCGAACTAAAGGAGGCTTGCGAATAGCGCCTTTTGCAGTTTGTATTTTTGGCCAATCTGGTTGTGGAAAGTCATCTTTGACGAATCTAACGATCAATGCAGGTTTGAAATACAATGAGCTTAGTGCCGATAAGGACAGAATTGCAACATGGGCAGACAATGACAAGTTTGCCTCGTCAATTAGGTCCCACATAAACGCTATTATTTTTGACGATTTTGCAAATACTAAAGAGGATTTTATGGATTTCTCCCCCGCATATAGATTGATTCAGGTAATTAATAATGTGCGATACCTCGCCCCAATGGCAGAGGTGTTCCTTAAAGGGAAAGTGTCCTTGAACCCTTATTTCTGTGTCGTGTCTACGAATGTTGAGCACTTGAATGCTCAAAAATATTCAAACGAACCAGAATCAGTGTTGCGTCGTCTATACCACGTGAAAGTTGAACCAAAGCCCGAATGTTGTGTCGACGGGATTCTTAATAAAGATCTTGTCGAAAAGCATTATGGAAGGACTGCGTGTCCTGATGCTTGGTATCTATCTGTACGTGTGTATGCAGCTCAAAATTCTCGCCATGTCAAGATGGAAGCCTTCACCCCAGTTATTTTTGAGGGTAAGGAGATGTCACGAGTTTCCGTGACGGAATATCTAGAATGGGTGCAGAAACAATCTAAAAAGCATTTTGCAGATGAGCGACAATATCTGGCAAATCAGGAGGAAGAGCCAGTGAGTTGTGAAACCTGTAAGATGTTTTACTGCAATTGTAAGAAGCCAGACTCTAACAAGAGCAGTGAAGATTCGGAGAGCGATAGCGACCCTGTGAAACCCGAACCATCAACGGAATCACAGGGACAGTGGTTGCATTACTGCAAACCCACCAACAAAGAACCAGAAGAGGGTGTAGAGTGTGAGCCACTTAGCATCTTTCCTGGTCAATGGCGACATTACTCCCAAAACCTAAAGAAGTATTTCTACGTAAAGCCTCCAGTGAAGGAAGAGCAACCGAAGAAGGAACCTGAGGGTACAGTGTTAGAACCACACACTGGAGAGTGGGATTATTATCGCCCCCGGTTAGGATTCTTTAGTCGAAAAGCCAAACAAATCACAGAGTATTATCAGTCCGCAAAGGAGAACACTATTCTTAGAGCTAACAGCGTGTGTGAGCAATGGGAACAAGTGGATTTTCTACCAGAGCGTTTTGTGTGTCATCCCAAAGTGTTGAGCTTATGCTTGATATTCTGGAGAGAAGACATAAAGGAGTCGCTTATGCAAGGACTGCTGACTATTTTCGTGGTCATGACTATATTTTGTTGTGCACTCCCAAACTTTATTGTTATGTGGGTGTCTTTTGCGTCTATCTGGATGTACTGGTATACCTGTGCAACCGTCCAGACGTACAAGATAATGGTGCGCGACAGAATTTTGGAATTGAAAGAAGTAGTGAAAACTTATACCCAGACTTGGCAGTGTAAATATGCCATAATTGGTCTAGGTGCTATTGCAGTCATTTTGGCTACAATGAAAGCACGACACTCACAACTTCAGGCACAAACCGGTCTCAATCCTGAGAGTATATCTGAGGTGCAAGAGCGAAATGATGCCGTCAATCCTTGGCTACAGGCAGAGGTTGTACCTTTGCCAATGTCCGAACCATCCAAGACGACCACTCCAGCTAATCTGGCTAACGCCATGAGAACTAATCTAGTTGGAATATCGTCTGACCAATACAAAACTACACTTGGATTTTACATCATGTCTAATATGTTAGTCGTGCCACAGCACTTTATAGATGCGCATGACGGACCAGATGTTGATGTCCGGATATATAAACATGGAGGAGAGAAAGTCGGTTCGTATTTTAAGGACAAACTCTCAAAAGCATATTCCGTTCATATAGATGGGACGGATTTTACCATGTATCATGTAACTGGCGGAGGATCTATGAAAGACTTCCGAAAGTTCTTGCCTGACAACGATATGATACCAGCCTCTCCAGCAAAGCTGATAACGCGGGAAATAAACAACCCCGCACTCAGAGCTTTTGATACGTATTACAGAGGCCATAGTCGAGTCGCTCATACATATAAGGAATTTCCGGGGAGCTATTATGGATTACCCACGGATACTAAATCTGGAATGTGTATGTCTCCCGTTATAAGTGATACCAGAGGGTCGATGATTCTAGGTTTTCATCTTGGAGGGAAAGGAAAGTTAGGAGGGTGTGGCACCCTCACAACCTTCGATGTGCAACTTGCTTTGGAGCAAATGTCAGAAGTCGATGGAGTAGTTTTGTCGTCATCTAGTGGTGAACTTGATCCCCATATGGGGGATTTTCCTTCAGACACCTTTGGAAAACCTATTCTCAAGGAGACTGAAATTCACCCAAAGAGTGCGGTCAATTTCTTAACAGAAGGCGCATTCATTGAGATGTACGGTACCACGAGCGGAAAAGCAACTCCGCATAGTAATGTAACACCTACAATTGTCTCGGACGCTGTTGAAGAAGTCTTTGGTGTGCCTCAGCAGTGGGGACCTCCCAAGATGAAAGGAAAGGGAAGGTACCCATACCAGGAAACTTTGAAACATTCGTCCACTCCCAGTTTGCCAATTGGAAGTATATTGTCAAGAGCAGCAAAGTGCATGAAGGGTATAACTCGGTCAGTTAAGGAGAAAATTCCCGAACTCTTTGATTGCAAACCTCTCTCTAGAGTTGCCACTGTTAGTGGTCTTGCTGGACAGAGGTTTATTGATGCGATGAACTTTAATACTTCGCCCGGGTTCCCATTCTCAGGGTCGAAACATCCATATATTGTGGATCTTGATCCCGAAGAATATCCCGAATGTGGTAAGCCCAGAACCTTTGTCCCAGAGGTATGGGCAGAGTTTGAGAAAGCAATTGAAATTCTCAAACAAGGGAGAAGGTGTTATATGATTTGGAAGTCGTGTCTTAAAGACGAACCCACAAAATTAACTAAGGATAAAGTGCGTGTTTTTCAAAGCGCACCTCTTGTTCTGCAGTTGATGGTACGTATGTATTTCTTACCAATTATTAGAATCATCCAATTGAATCCAATCATGTATGAATGTGCAGTTGGAGTCAATGCGGAAGGTACAGAATGGGAAGAATTGTGGGAAGCAGCCATGAAGAAAGGCAAGAAACGTGTACTAGCTGGCGATTATAGCAAGTACGATGTGCGAATGCCTGCTCAGGTAACTATAGCTGCTTTTGATGTCTTGATAGACATTGCTGAACAGTGCAGTGGCTACACAGAAGAAGACATACATATCATGAAGATGATGGTGCATGAAGTCGTCTACCCAGTGTTAGCCTACAATGGAGATTTAATCCAATTATTTGGAACTAATCCTTCTGGCCAAAATCTGACAGTTATTATCAATTCATTAGTGAATTCCCTCCTACTCCGAAGTTGTTTTTATTCCATTTATGACGACAAGGATTTTAAGGAGGAGTGCTCGTTCCTAACGTACGGGGATGACGTTATAGGGACTGTCAGTGAAAATTGTGGAAAATTTACACATATTACTTATGCCAAGTGGCTGGAGAAGCATGACATGAAATTCACAATGCCAGATAAGGAGTCCACACCCACTCATTATATGAAAGAGGAAGATGTAGATTTCCTGAAACGCTCAAGTGTGTTTAACGAGGACTTGGGTATCAAAGTAGGACTTTTGTCCGAAGATTCCATATTCAAGCGCCTCCACTCACACAAGCTTTCAAAGGAGTTGACTTTGGCGATGCACAGCGCCCAGAACATCGATAGTTCACTTCATGACTGGTTCTACTACGGTCGTGAGGTTTTCGAAGACAGAAGAAGTAAACTCCGTCAAGTGGCTCAAAAATGTGGAATTGAGCCCTTGTGTCTATCTCTAGACGACTCCTACGACAAGCGAGTAAATCGTTGGAGACACAAGTATCTTGGTGAAGAACTTGAAGAAGAAGAGGAAGACACACCCCAATGTTTGGAGTAGGGACATAATCCTGCTCACCCAGTTACTGGTCTGGGTCCTACGGGAAAGCAAAACAGTTGTGTATATATGGATACCAAATTGTGTAATAGTTTTGTGTTCTTTTGATTGCATGTTTTAGGCTTTGTACATATCGGCACTCTCCCCGTAGAGTACTCCTATTTAGGAGAGCAATTCGCCATTGCATTGTAAACAACACCACCTCTAGCACTGAGCAATGCTTGAGGATTGTAAATATCGCTTACTAACACTAATTGTATAAATAAACTTAATTGTATAAATGAAAATGGGTATGTTGTCTACCCTACCAAATTTGATATTCTTTCGGATCTCCGCAAGTACAAAATCAACCCCAATCGTTTCGACAAGTTATGGAAGAAACATCGGATGGATCTAGGCAAACGCGTCTCCGAATTTGAAGGCGTGGAGATTCCACCGAAAACTGACACTCTCTCTGTGTTGTTTGAAGCAGCGCAGATACTCGAGTGTCAAAGTGGCGAGGATGCAACCACCGGCGATAACACTATATTCAAAACGGCAAACCAATCACAGTATGAGAACGTCCAATTTTCAGACCAGTGTGACCCCTATGCCTATGATGTTATTTCCACAATGGATCCAACTCGTTCAATGCAAGATACTGACAATGCTACTCTGGAACGTTTCTTTTCACGACCTGTGAAGATTCACGAAGCTGAGTGGTCTACCAGTGTTGCAGTGGACTTTGACATAAACCCCTGGAGTTTGTACTTTGATAATCCAAGGGTGTCAAATCGATTAACTAACTTTAATCTCATGAAAGCTGACCTGAGGGTCAAAATTGTTATTAATGGGAATGGCTTCCAATATGGACGAATGATGGTGAGCTATCTTCCATTCAATAATCTGGACAGCTTGACAAGTATGGCAGCACTCATCCGAGAGGATTTAGTGCAAGCATCTCAGATGCCGCACATCTTCTTGAACCCTACCAATTCTTCGGGTGGGGAGATGAAGCTGCCTTTCTGCAATTACTACAACTATGGGTGGATTCCCCCATCCCAATGGAGTGATTTTGGCCAGCTGTTCTTTAGAACTCTCAATGATTTGAAGCACGCAAATGGAGCGACTGATGTTGTTACAGTTACCGTGTTTGCTTGGGCTGAGAACGTTAGTATGAGTATCCTGACATCGGTAGATCAGGACACTCTTATCCCCCAATCTGGGGAAATCGATGAGGCTAATGCTAAGGGAGTGGTTAGTGGACCTGCTACTACTGTAGCAAAGTATGCGGCGTACCTGAGTGGGGTTCCGTATATAGGTCCGTTTGCGACCGCCACCGAAATTGGAGCCAATGCAGTTTCTGCTATGGCTAAAATATTTGGTTATTGCAGACCGCCAATTACTAAAGCACCGGAGCCATTTAGGCCCACAGCTATTAGTTCATTGGCAGTTTCAAACGTCCCAGATAACTCCCAAAAGCTGACGTTGGATGAGAAGCAGGAGCTCTCTATTGATCCGAGGATTGCAGGTCTAGGTCCAGCGGACCCGCTAAATATTCGGGAGATAGCAAAGAGAGAATCATTCCTAACGTCTTTTACCTGGGCAATAGGAACTGCCCCTGACACTTTTCTTTGGAACGCAAGAGTAGACCCAGTCATCTGGGCTGAAAATGCGGGTCCACCAGTGTCTTTTCATTTTCCTGCTTGTGCATTCGCAGCGCTACCCTTTCAATATTGGAAAGGAACTATGAAATTTCGTTTTCAAATAGTTGCGTCTAGTTTTCATAAAGGTCGGATCAAAATAGTGTACGACCCTAACTATATTGCGAATACCTCATATTTGTCATATTCAGAGTATAACACGAACTACCTCAAAATAGTGGACATTGCAGAAGAACAAGATTTCACTATTGAAGTAGGATTTGCTCAGCCAACCTCTTTTGCTGAACATCACAGGCCAGGATTGAACAGCGTGACAGAGTTGTATTCAACGACTCGTTATGCCGCTCCAGGTCTTGGAAATGGTGTTTTAGCAGTTTTGGTTGTCAATGAATTGACAACCCCCAATAGTACTGTAACAAATGACATAGAGGTTAATGTCTTTGTGTCTATGGGGGATGACTTTGAAGTAGCGGTCCCAGAGGATCACTTCTCACAGTTTGTGTTAAAACCACAGAGTGGAGAGATGATAGAACCCCAATCAGGTATGATTGTCCCTGAGAGTGAGACAACTGACGAACCTGACGCCCCTCAACAGAGTCAAACCACAATCATCGGTGTGCCTCCAGCAGAGAACGCGAACCTCAACAAAGTTTTCTTTGGAGAAGCCGTTTCATCGTTTCGACCTTATTTAAAGAGGTTTTCACTGTGGAACGTGATACCGAAAACCACAACAGCCCCACAAGTGGTGTCAGGAAGATTTTCCATGATGCCGTATTTTCGTGGAAACGTGCCGTCAGCAGTTGATCAAACGGCAGCGTTGACACCATATAACTATGTAAATACTGTGTTATTACATTGGGTTGTTTGTGCCTTCTCGGGATGGAGAGGTAGCATACGCTACAAATTTATACCCCGAGGGTTCCAAGACAGAGGAGACCGCGTAGATGTCCAAAGAGCACCACGATTCCCTACAGATTTTGAGTACATTTATGATACTCAGCCTCTGGCAGTGAATGTGAATCTCAAGACTCCGCGGTATTCCGCTGTGCGTACTATACAAGCTGGAACCACTTCAGTACCTGAATATGCTCAACCGTTTTACGGAGCATTAGGTACGTCATTGGCTGTGAATTCTGTCAACGGCGTATTAGAGTTTGAACTACCGTACTACTCTATATACCGTTTCTCACCCGGCAAAACTGCGTCCTATACCGGGTTGACACCAACAGAAGCACCGTGGGATTTCCGCGCCTATTTTGCAAGTGCAGACACCAATTCAGACACTGCTCTGTATGATGTCTATACTGCTGCGGGCGAAGACATGCAGTTCTATTTCTTTACAGGACTACCACGCATGTATTATGAACCCACGCCTCCCGTTTAGGGAGGCCAAATTGGAGACAGACACTCCGTTTAATTAAATGTAGCTTTACAAGTGAGCTAGCTGGAAAGATCACTTTACC